TATTGCATCCACATACAGATCTGCAAAAGTTTTAGTTCAAATTGGAGCCACCGATAAGTCTTACTTTGAATTTAATGAGATTACAGTTCTTCATAATGATAGTGATGTATTCTTCATTGATTATGGCGAACTAACGACAGGTAACTTTACTCCTTATGCTTCATCTGGGATTGGAACATATCACGCATATTTAAGTGGTTCTAATCTAAACGTTGATTTTATACTGAATAGTACTTCATCAGTTGATTATAATATCAACTCGGTGATTGTTTCTATTGCAAATACTTCATCTACTGGTATTGGTTCTACTTCGGTTGGCGGTAATTTATATGATTCTAGTTATGTTTCTATTGCATCTTCAACATCACCAATAGCAAATAACATTGCACAGCACGAAACAACGTATAACTCTTCATACTATGTGGTATGTGTAACAGATACTACAAACAGTAACTATCAAATATCTGAGATTGTAGTTACAAACACTGAAACAGACTCATACATTACTGAGTATGGAATTGTAGAATCTAATGGAATTTTAGGTGATTTTGATTCTACTGTATCTGGAAGTAATGTATATCTGAATTTCACTCCAAATCCAAATATAGACTGTGAAGTTAGAGTATTCAAGGCTCATGTTGGACTGGATGACCTTGAAGGATCTATTGATTTCACTAATGCTACCATTGATTCTTCCTATGGAATGTATGTGGGTACTGATATTGATATTAAGAGAGAGTTTAATCTCACTCATAACCTACTTCCTATTTTTGAAAGAGAATTTAATGCTTCTGAGGTAGATATTGTTGATACTACAGAAGATACAATTTACATCCCTGGACATTATTTCGTAACTGGTGAAGAAGTTGAATATTCTTACGAAGGTGGTCCAATTGGTATTGCAACAACTACCATCACTGGTGTTGGAACTACCGATAAACTACCAAGTTCTGTTTATATCGTAAAGGTTGATGAACTTAACGTAAGAGTAAGCGCATCTGCATCTGATGCTCTTCTTGCAGTCCCTAACATTTTAGATATTGAAAGTGTTGGAATTGGAAGCACTCACATCTTTACTGCTAAGAATCAGAATGCAAAAGTGGTAGTTGCAATTGATAATGTAATTCAATCTCCCATAGTTTCTGCTGCAATTACAACAACCGTTGCAAACTATGTAAATGTTTTTGATGATTCCATTGCTTTCTCCGGTATTACTTCATTCTTTGGTGGAGACTTGATTAAGATTGGTAATGAGATTATGAAAATTACTGGTGTTGGTATAGGAAGTACCAATATCGTCTCAGTTATTCGTCCTTGGATGGGAACGGGAATTTCAACACACGATGTTGGAGCATTGATTACTAAAGTACAAGGTAATTATAATATTGTAGATAATATTATCAGTTTTGCTGATGCTCCATATGGAAATGTTCCTATCGAAAATCCAAATAGGTTTGATGAAACTGATTACACCGGAATTACTACAAGTTCTACATTTAGTGGTAGAGTATTCCTAAGATCTGGTGTTGAAAATACTGAGAGTGAGACTTATAGTAAAAACTATGTGTTTGATGATATTTCTGATAGATTTGATGGATTCTCTAGTGAATTTACACTTACCTCTGAAAAGAGTAATACAACAGGATTCTCTACAAGCAATGCTGTTGTTCTAGTTAATAGTGTATTCCAGTTACCATCTAGACCCGGTGCAGTAAGCATCGTCGGTGGATATGATTTATCAGAAAATAGTGGAATTAGTAGTATTGCTTTCGTTGGAACGGCAACTTCAGTAACATCAGATATTAATGCATCAAATCTTCCTCGCGGTGGTATTATTGTTTCTGTTGGATCTTCTAAGGGATTTGGATATCAACCTCTAGTTTCTGCTGGCGGAACTGCAATAGTTTCTATTGCTGGTACTATTCAGTCTATTAGCATTGGTAATAGTGGTTCTGGTTATAGAAATGACTTGCAGGTAGTAAATGTTGGTGTTGGAACATCAAGTCTTTATGGACCTAACATTGAATTTATTGGAACTGCAACTGTAAGCAATGGACATGTTGTAAGTGTTGCTATTACAAATCCAGGAACAGGATACACTAGTACAAATCTACCTTACGTGTTCTTTGATGCTCCACTTTCTTATAGCAATATTCCACTAGTTTATAGTTCAGAATCTAAGATTGGTGTTGGAACTGAAGCAGTTGTTGATGTTGTTGTTGGTCAGGGATCAAGTGTAATTAGTTTTGAAATTAAAAACTATGGATATGGATATGAGCAATGGGAAATACTGACGATTCCTACTACAGGAACTATTGGAATTCCTACTAATTCATCACTACCATTTGAAGAATTCCAGATTCTTATTGAAAGAACCTTTAACGATGAATTTTCAGCATGGTCTATTGGTGACTTACAAGTTCTTGATCCTATCGACTCTCTCTTTGATGGTGAGAGAACTGAATTCCCAATTTTAATCAATGGAAATCAAACAACGATTAGATCTAGAACTGGTTCAAATATTGATGTTGAACAAACTTTACTTATCTTTATCAATGATGTTCTTCAAGTTCCAGGTGAAGGATATGTATTTAAGAGTGGTAGTGTAATCACATTTACCGAACCACCAGTTGAAGGAGATACCTCAAAACTATTATTCTATAGAGGTACTGGAGACGTTGATACGATTTCAGTTGATGTTTTAGAAACCGTAAAACCTGGCGATACACTTCAAATTAACTCTGATGATGCACTATATCAGCAGTCGAAGAGAAGTGTAAATGAAATTGTATCTTCTGATATTGTAAGAACAAACGTCTATCCTGGCCCTGGTATTTCAAACGACCCTAATCTCTTAAGACCAGTCACTTGGTGTAAGCAAATGACTGATATGGTAATAGATGAAGTTAGTGTAACTAAAGATAGAATTCAATATGAACCTTACATTTATCCAGTTACTCACATAATCCAAGATGTTACTACATCATCTGCAGAAATATTCGTAGAAAGTGTTAAAACTTTCTTTGATAGTGCTGATGAATACGTTCAAGATGGTACAACTGAGGAACCACAGAAGAGAATTGTAATATTCTCTCAGGATGAAACCATTGGTGCAGCTGCGACTGCTATTGTATCTGTTGGAGGAAGTATTACCTCAATTAGTATTACTGATGGTGGTGTTGGATATACTACTGCTCCTACAGTTACTATTTCATCTCCTGTTGGAATTGGAACTACATTTGCAACTGCAACAGCATCAATTACTGCTGGAATTGTTACAAGTATTTCTGTTTCCTATGCTGGTTATGGTTATACCTCTACTAATCCTCCTCAGATTCTAATAGAGTCGCCAATTATAAAATATGAGCAAATTAGAGATGTTGATTATAGTGGTGACTTTGGAATTATAACTGGAATTTCAACAGTTACTTCTGGTGTTGCTTCTACTGGTATTACATTCGACCTATTCATTCCTCTAGATTCTTATCTAAGAGATTTGGATATTAATCAAGTTGGTATTGCTACAACTGGTATTAGTGGTATCCAAACAGGTTATTACTTTATTGTTGATAATTCTAATGTTGGAAACAGTGTAAATTCACTTGATCAAAGTAGTAATGTTGTTGGTGTTGGTTCAACATATTTGGATAATATCTACCAAGCAGTTGCAGTATCCATTGCACAGACCGCAGTTCCAGGAATTGGAATTACTTACGTGACTCAAGTAACTGTTAGTGTTCAAGATTATAATGGTCTAAGTGGAATTGGATATAGTTCATACTTCGGAAACTACTCCTGGGGTAGAATATCAAATCTAACTAGGGAGAATCCAAATAGTTTCGAAATTTATAATAATGGAGTTTCTGGAATTTCAACATCACCTGTAGTTAGAAGATTGAATAAGTTGAAGTATTCAAATTACAACTAATAAATAGATAAAAAACTCATATAAAATGTCCGCAATTATAACTGATCAATTAAGAATACTAAATGCTAAATCATTCGTTGCTGGTTTAACTACTACCAGCAACGCTTATTATTCCTTCATTGGTCTTCCTAATGCTACAGATTACAGTAGCACCTGGGACACTACACCTCTTGCACCAAAGGATAACTTTGATGAAGAGAATGGTTACTGGGATACTATGATTGCATTGAAAAAAATCAAGGCAGATGATGTAAGACAGATGGTCAGGAAAGTTACCTGGTCATCTGGAACTACTTATGATATGTATCGCCACGATATCAGTCGTGATAATACTTCAAAACCATCTGGTGCAACAAGTCTTTATTATGCAAACTATTATGTTGTAAATAGTGACTATCGTGTTTATATCTGCTTAAACAATGGAGTTGGACCTGAAACTCCAAACGGTAGACCCTCACTTGATGAACCAACCTTCACTGATCTGGAACCAAGAACTGCAGGTAACAGTGGTGATGGATATATTTGGAAATACTTATACACAATCAGACCAAGTGAAATTGTAAAATTTGATTCTACTGATTATATGCCTGTTCCTATCGACTGGGAAACAAGCACCAGAGATGCTTCAGTGAGACTTAATGCAGCAATTGGCGGACAATTAAAAGTTATTACTATCACTAACCGTGGAGTGGGAATAGGAACTGCGAATAGAACTTATAGTAGAGTTCCTATCAGAGGTGATGGAACTGGTGCAGAAGCAACAATTGTAGTGAATAACGAATCTAAAGTAGAGTCTATTACCATTTCCAATGGTGGTTCTGGTTATACTTATGGTTCCGTTGATTTAGAATCTGGTGGAGTGCCCACAGGAACCACTAGACCAACATTTGATGTAATCATTCCACCCAAAGGTGGCCACGGTGCCGATATTTACAAGGAACTTGGAGCATTTAATGTTTTAGTTTATTCTAGAATTGAAAATGATGACCAAAATCCAGATTTCATAACTGGTAACCAAATTGCAAGAGTCGGACTTGTTGAAAATCCTCAGGCATTTAATTCAACGGCAGTTCTCGATTTGGAAAAAGCAAGTTCTGTTTATGCATTGAAACTAACTGGAGTTGCTTACAGTACTACTACATTTGATGCAGACTCTAGAATTTTCCAAACCATTGGTACTGGAGTTACCGCTGTTGGTAGAGTTATATCATATAATCAAAATACTGGAGTTCTTAAGTACTGGCAGGATAGAACATTCGTTGGATTTAATACTGATGGAACTCAAAATAATTCTCCACAGTATGGATTTAATCTAAACCGCTTCACTGCTACTCCTTCTACTGGAGGCACCGTAACGATTGTTGGTGGATCATCAAATCTTGGTATTGATACTTCCTTTACTGGTGTTACTACTACCATAAATAATAGAAATTATTATCTGGGACAATCCTTCGTAAGTGGAGTGTCTAATCCAGAAGTCAAAAAGTACTCTGGAAACATTATTTACGTGGATAACAGACCTTCAATAACCAGGTCTCAAAACCAAAAAGAAGATATAAAAGTTATTTTGCAATTCTAAAAAATTATGCCTCAAGAAACTAATCTTAACGTATCTCCTTATTTTGATGATTTTGATGCGAATAAGAACTTTTATAAGGTTCTTTTTAAACCTGGACAACCAGTACAGGCAAGAGAACTAACTTCTCTACAGTCAATACTTCAGAATCAAATTGAAACATTTGGAAATCATATCTTCAAAGAAGGATCGTTAGTAATTCCTGGAGGTATTAATTACAATAACCAGTTAGTGGGTGTTCAAATTAATCCTACTTTTAATGGATTATTGGTAGATAGTTATATTGATAATCTCTTATATTCGGATATTGTAGGAGAAACATCGGGTGCTAGAGCAAGAGTTGTTTATATACTAAAAGCAAATCAAGATACCAATCCATTTACAATTTTATATTGTACTTTTAAATCCAACGCTAATGGATTTTTAGGTGGAGAAAATTTACTTACTGAGTTTACAGTATCACCTGGATTTTCCCGTTTAACACAAATAAATGCAGGACAATCTTTTTGCTCAGCTATTACTGGTGCTCCTACTGTACTTGGTTCCGCATTAACAGTAAATGAGGGTGTATATTTTATTCGTGGATATTTCGTAACTGTCCCAACTCAAGAAATTATTCTGGAGTGGGGTAGCACCACTCCGTCTTATAGTGTTGGATTTGAAGTATTTGAAGAAATTATTACATCTGATGAAGATTCCACGTTATATGATAATGCAAGAGGATTTTCAAACTTTGCAGCCCCCGGAGCAGAT